GTATGTATGTCAACGCCGATCTATTCTTCAAAAACTCGTTGACAGCATACGGTCCAAATTTCTTGGGATCCAAATTTCCAAAAGCGCTAACAAATTCATTAAAATTCGCAACAGAAACTGGAACAAAGGCTGGACCTTTGTTCGCTGTACCTATTACGCCTGCTGGAACGCCAACAGGACCTCCACCAGGAGGTGCTTTTAATTCAATTTCACGCTCAAAATAATTAGGAGACCTAAACACTTGCTCAGCCATTATCCTGCTCCCTCATCAAAAACGACATAAAAACTTTTCTATAAGTATATAAAAAAAATGCAAAAAACAAAAAACTTTGATGAAAGACCATCTGGGCGAGTTAGATAAAGAAATTTTATAGATTAGAGATCATCAACAATGTCGTATGTCAATCCGCCTAATAACGTTTCAGCTGCATCTGGTGATGGTTTCGAATTAATTTCTGAAGCTAACTTAATGACTGTTTCTCCTGACGCTTTATTGACTTTATAAACCCTTGCATATTTGGTCAAAGTTTGCCCTTGCGCATTTTGAGAAATAATTTTGGTATATAAAGGTCGATTTTGTTGTGCATTTCTTGATGCCAACGCAGGATCTTCTGAAGCCATACTACCAGCGTGTGGATCATATAATGTAGTTCCTGAGCGGCGTTGATCGGGACGATCGTTTTTTATATCGTTCAATGGTAAGGTCGGATCATCTGATCCTAAGAATGGATCTCCTATTTTAGAAACGCCTGTTTTTATTTCTACGCTTGGTTCGAGACCTGTATCAAAAGTAATAATTGGAGAAGAGACATATCTTTTTACAGGAACACCAATACCTGGTAACTGAGAAGCAAAAATATAAGCTTTCACGTTTACGGAAAATTTGTATTTGATAATTCTCTCTTCTTGAGACATATTATCAGCATTATTTTCTGGTTCGTAAGAGTTATTATCAACATGCGCAATAAACCAATATCCTTTTGGCGTATCTAACTTCCAAGCATTACCTTGAGGTAAAAAAGAAGATATGATTTGTTCCAATAGTTGATTCATGTGTTGTGTATATTGCGTCCACATGATAATTTCATAATTTATGGTACAAAATTGAGGAGATGGAACGACAATTGTTTCATATATGTTTTTATGCTTAATATCAGCTAACCATGCGCCATCCTTTGTTGTAGCATCATTAGCATCTTCTCCTACGCTCTGTTCTGTTAATATTTGATTTTGAATGTGTTCTAAATTCGGATTAGTAGCTACGTTCTTTTGATTACGAAGAAGATATCGATTTATTAGATTTTGATATCCCCTGTCAGATTTATCTAACCTTCGTCTAATAATGATTTCGCCTGTTTGTTGATTAATGCCTCGACCAGTTATATCTTCAGACATATCCTGAACAACAGAATTTCTAGAAATAGTCACCAACGGCAAAATTAAAGAATTGTTTCTATCTCTTAGTGCTTTTTTTTTCTTCAACAATGCCCATTTTTCGCCAGCGGCAAAAATAATTGGAACTTTTTTTGGATCTGAGTTATCGCCACTTACTTGAAGCAATATTTCATTTTCAAATAATTTAAAAAGAGATACATCAACATCTTCGACACCTACAGGAGGAATCGTAATATCTGGGGTACCTTGGTGTGTACGGGCATTTATTCCAGTAACGCCGAATCTTGATACGCTTTTTGAATTATATCGTGTTGCCATGATCAATCCTCATCATAGAAAGCTGACCCTGCACCTGTTTCATCTCCTGATGGAGATACCTCGCGTGGTCCTTCTGCTGGTAAATCTAAAACTCCGTTTTTGACAAGATCACGAGAATCAGCCGTCTTTCCTTCTGCGTTTTCAACAAATCCTCGTTGCTGAAAGAATTTGTGGCGTAGATCGCTAATGTCAGTATATTCAATTCCAAGCGGGCCAGTAAGCAGAGCTTTGAATTGACTTTCACGAACTCTAAGGCCAACTAACTTTACGCCATCTATGTTTTCAGGTTGACCATAGATGTTACGCATGTATTTATATTCTGTTATTTCGTAGAATATGTCGCTAAAAGAAAAATAATCTCCGATCCCAGGACTTATGCCTTTATCTACCATGTCTCTATGTTGTATGTAAACCTCTAAATTAAAGCCAGCATCAATACCAAATTTATCAATTTTTGTGTCAACTTGAAATTCGTTGCTAACAATTACATCCATCATAATTGGAGCATCAAAAATCTTTTGTAACGCCTCATCATATATTGCATGAGATTTTGTCTTTATTTCTGAGATAGGATAGTAATAAATCCTTTGGCCTATAACATCCTTTATGATTTCTTTTGTTATGTCGGAAATAAAGTTCATTTCGCGCTGAGTTATGAACAAACGTGCCATGTTTTTATCCTTTCATACCTCAGAATCAATAAAATGCATATTACCCAATAACAATTCCCTTACCAAGAGGCATAGGAATATATCTTAACTGTTTGTTAAGATTTTCTGCGGCTAAAGCATCATTTTCAAGCATCTTAGTGTGAGTTAAGTTTGCTAAAAACTCTTTCATTTGAGTCGTTAACTTTTCTTTGTCTTCTCTTCCTTGTGTCACTAGAGCTTCACCATTTAACGTAAGATCGGCATTAGGAATAGGAACTGTCTGAAATTTTGATCGAATCAAACCCAGTAATTCGCGACATAAAGCTAAAGTATATTGTCGTATCCATTGTCGACCTGGTTGGTTAATGGAAGAAAACGGTATGTTTCCTAAAGGCATGTTCTGAGGTCCGGAAATTCCATAAATGCTATCATCTGTATATGCCGTAGGGCTTAAAGGATTTTGCGGAGGCATCAACTTTATGTAAAGTCTTCCAAGCTGAAGGTCTGTAGACGGAATGGGATATATCCTTAAATTTCCGCCCAACACTTCATAGCTATAATTTGAGCGTCTTACTCTAAAAGCTGTTTCTAACATCCCACGGCGAAGAACATCTTCAAAAACTGGAAGGACATAAAAAACTGTCGAGTTAACATAAGACTCATAATTGAAATTGGTAGCTAAAAAGTTAGTAATGTTTGACGCATTAAGTAGAAACTGCTGTGCCGCCAAAGGTTCAAAATGAAATATTTCAACAACCTTTAATTTACCCTTAGATCCAGAAGGCATCATCTCATAAACTCCAATGCCTGTACTGTTGTCCTTTACATCAGAATAAATGTTGTAGTCTTGTTGACCTTGAACAAGGTTGATATATCCAAGTGTACCATTAGTAGACCCGCCAACAAATGCTTCCGTCGCATAAGGCTCTGCCATTCTTAACAAATACTCAACTGTTCTTCTCGCATATTTGTTCGTAAGATCGCTGGATCCCGTAGGCAATCCTAGAACATTGGTCAACTCGGAACTTATCTTGGTCTCATGAATTAATCTGCTATATTCGCAGCAAGATTCTTCGAAACAAGCCCATATTTCTTTTTTTGTTAATTCAACGCTAAGGACATCATCTCCCATCTTACGTTTAACAAACGTGACCATAGCATCAGCTTCAGTCTGGAAGCTGGTGTCTGAGTCAAAAAATGAAAATGGCGTAGGATTGATTGTCGATAAAAATGTCGTCATGATCAAGTACCTCGCGGATAAAGATCTTGTTCTTAATTGAAATTATTGTCTCACCGCAACATTTATTAGAATTATTCTCGTCATAAAAAACAATATTAAACAATTCTAAAAAATTCGATAATGAAGATGTAAAAAAAATCTTTAGCGAATATTTAGAATTGCATGCGGATTTATACGCCGGTGTACGAATCCTGCGCGCAAAATTCAACCAACTCCTAATAAGGAAAAGGTAGGAAAAAATATGGCTATTACACGCGTTCAACAGTCGCAGATCAGCGGCTCACTCTCATACTCTGATAACGTTTCTCTCGGTTCTGGTCTTGCTGCAAAGCAAAATCTAGCTGATGACCTCAACGCTCTTCGCTCCCTTGTAAAGGACATCAAAGGCGAAGGCACATGGTTTGATGCTGCAACCCAGGATCTCAAGAAGGTCTACACGGCAATGCATGCCGGTGGTGTTGGCGGAAAAGACGCAGAGTTCCAACAAGACATTCACGTTTTGAGCAATGCTGACGTCGACGGAACTTTCAATGCCGATGGCGCAGCTTCTTTCGGAAGCAGCTTGGACGTGGCAGGTGCAGCTTCGCTCTCTTCCACGCTTGACGTAACAGGTGCTGCTTCATTCTCCTCTACACTCGATGTAACAGGAGCAGCTTCGCTCGCTTCTACACTCGACGTGACAGGGGCAGCATCGTTAGCTTCTACACTCGATGTAACAGGAGCAGCTTCGCTCGCTTCTACACTCGACGTGACAGGCGCGGCAAGCTTCTCTTCAACTGTCACAGTTGATGGTGCTGCTGACTTCAACGCTGGCGTTACTGCAGACAAGATCTCAATCGACGGCGACACGGCACAACGCCTCTACATCGTCGACGGAGACGGTTCGATGAAGGATGAGTCTAAACTCACCTTTGACGGATCTAAGCTAGCAGTTGATGGAGGAATCGATGCTTCCGGAACAGTGGAAGCCAATGCAATCAAGATCGATGGTGACACGGCGCAACGCCTCTACATCGTTGATTCTGATGGTTCGATGAAGGACGAATCCAAACTCATCTTTGACGGATCTAAACTCTCCATCACTGGTGCGCTTGACATCTCTAGCGCATCTGACCTCCACGGCAACGTACATGCGTACGCCGACATGGACGTTGATGGCGACGCAAACGTCGACGGAACTCTCGATGTGGCAGGCGCAGCAGCACTTGCCTCCACACTCGATGTAACAGGAGCAGCAAGCTTTGCTTCTACACTCGATGTAACAGGAGCAGCATCACTTGCCTCCACACTCGACGTTGATGGTCTTGCAACCTTCAATTCAGGCGTCGAAATCTCGGGCGACAAGCTCGAGCTCACCGGCTCTCTCGGAGTCAAGGGCGATTCTGCTCTCGACGGAGCTCTCTCCGTTTCCGGAGCTGCAACCTTCAATGGAGCAGCAGATTTCAACGCAGGAATCTCCGTTGATTCTATCAAGATCGACAGTGACGTGGCACAGCGCCTCTACATCGTCGGTTCTGATGGCGCAATCAGGGACGAAGCCAACATGGTGTTCGACGGATCCAAGCTCTCCATCACCGGGGCGCTTGACATCTCTAGCGCATCTGACCTCCACGGCAACGTGCACGCCTATGCTGATATCGACGTTGACGGCGACGCAAATGTCGACGGAACTCTCGATGT